ACCGGGTTGACATCATTCCAGTGAGCGATCCTAACTCTGGAACGATGGCTCAACGAATTATGCAGTATCAGTCGGCTTTGCAGTTAGCCCAGCAAGCGCCTCAAATGTACGATATGCCGCTTTTGCACCGTCAAATGCTGGAAATACTGAATATTCGGGACGCAGACAAGATTGTTCCGACTGATGAAGACCAGCAGCCGACCGATCCTGTGACCGAAAACATGAATGTTATCAATAACAAGCCGGTCAAAGCGTTTGCCTATCAGGACCATGAGGCTCATATACAGACCCACCAGTCTGCGATGCAAGACCCCAAGATCATGGACTTGGTGGCGCAAAGCCCGATGGCAGACGCTATCGGAGCGTCTATGGCAGCGCATATACAGGAACACTTGGCGTTCCAGTACAGGATGGAAATAGAAAAGGAGCTTGGTTTTGAGCTTCCAGGGCCAACAGAGCCGTTGCCAGAAGATATTGAGTTTAGGATATCAAGGCTGGCCGGTCTGGCTGCCGCACAGTTATCAGGCAAGAATCAGCAAGAGCAACAACAAGCAGCGCAACAAGAGCAGATGAACGATCCAATTCTGCAAATGCAGCAAAAAGAGTTGGAAATAAAAGAGATGGAAGCTCAGAGGCGTATGCAATCGGAAATGGGAAGATTGCAGCTTGATACTCAAAAGGCTGCTGCTAGAGCGAGCTTGGACGCACAAAGGCTGCGTCAGCAGCTTGATATTGAGGAAGCTCGGCTTGCTGCGAGGATAGCAGAGGGTAAATCAAGTGATCAGATAGCGGGTTTGAAAGCTGGTATCGAAATAGCTAAAGAGGTTTTCGATGAGCAGTAACACAGACAACGTGTTTGATTACTTGAGAAACGGTCTGCGTAGTAAGATGAATGAATATGCTGATCACATCAGCGGTGGGGCTTGCAAGGACTACAGTGATTACACTAAGTTATGTGGTGTGATTGAGGGTTTAGCTTTAGCTGAGAGAGAAATCTTGGATTTGAAGGAACGCTTTGAATCTGATTAACGCTACATCAAGTAGCGCAAGCGACTCTGGACGCTTTTTTCCAGTGCAAGGAAATAATCTAATGTCTGAAGCATTAGCAAAAGGCGAAGTCGGAGCAGTATCTGTTTCGATGGACGCAAACAACGAGTCCGAAGAGGCTCGCAAGGCTGCACAGTTGCCAGAGCCAAAAGGCTATAAACTGTTAATCGCTTTGCCGGAACCAGAAGAGATGACGGAGGGGGGCATATTAAAAGCCGCCACAACTCTGCATGACGAAGAGGTAGGGTCTATTGTCGGCTTGGTTCTCAAGCTTGGAGCCGATGCTTACAATGACCCTGCCCGGTTCCCTAGCGGACCTTTGTGTAAGGAGGGTGACTTCATTTTGATGCGGTCATACTCTGGCACTCGGTTCAAGGTTCATGGCAAAGAGTTTCGTCTTATCAATGACGACTCGGTGGAAGCGGTTGTTGAAGACCCAAGAGGAGTGTTGAAGATATGAGCGAACCTCAGTATGAGTCTGATGAACAAAAATCTCACACCGCAGAAGAAAAATTCTTCGGAGTGAAAACCCAGATTGGTAAGAAGTCTGCCCCGACAGTAGATGAAGACGGCCAGTTTGAGCTGGAAATCGTGGATGATCGGATCGAAGAGGACCGAAGACCGCCGAAGACCGCAACCGATACAGACGACATCGATGATGAAGAGTTAAGTGGCTACAGCCAAAAGGTTCAGAAAAGAATCAATAAGCTGCGTTACGAACAGCACGAAGAGCGCAGGAAGCGTGAAGCTGCTGAAAAGATGCGCGAAGAGGCTGTCAGAGTTGCAGAACAGCTCAACCAGAAGAACAAAGAAAACGAAGCTCTTATCAACAGAGGTGAGGCAGCATTAGTCTCACAGATCAAACAAAGAGCAGAGCTTGCGCTACAGGAAGCAAGGAATAGCTATAAAAAGGCTTATGAAGAGGGTGACACTGACAGTGTTGTTTCCTCTCAGGAAAACCTGATCAGAGCGCAGGCTGAGTTATCTGAAGCTGAGAGGTACGAAAATAATCTCGCGCAGAGTCAAGCTCAAAGACAGCAGCAAGAGCAGGAATTCTATCAGCAACGTGCTGCTGATCAGGCTGTTCAGAACGTAGCACAGCAACAACCCAGGACGGTAGACCCAGAAGCGCAAGACTGGGCAAACAAGAATCCTTGGTTTATGAAAGAGGGATATGAAGAGATGACTAGCCTGGCGTATGGAACACACGCTGCGTTGATCAAAAGGGGCATACAGCCTAATAGCTCTGAATACTTTCGGCAGATTGATAGGCGTTTAAGAAACGCTTTTCCAGAATATGATTGGCAGGATGAAGGCGAACTAGATGGGCCTAACGCGACCGTGACTGTCAATCAACCTTCGACGGTGGTGGCACCCTCCGCAAGGAGCAACGGTGCTAAACCGCGCAAAATACGGTTAAGGTCTACCCAACTCTCCCTCGCCAAGAGGTTGGGTTTAACCCCGGAACAGTACGCGAGGGAACTCGCTAAGGATACCTCGTAATGTCTGAAGAGCGCACACCAAGAAACACCACTACTCGACAAGAAGAGCAACGACCAACTGATAGCTGGAAGCCAGCGTCTATCCTTCCTGACCCAGAGCCACAAGATGGTTATGTGTTCAGGTGGGTGAAGACATCGCTGTTAGGTCAGTCTGATAACACTCATGTCTCCAAAATGTTCAGGGAAGGATGGACGCCTTGTAGGGCCGAAGACCACCCGGAGCTGATGTTGCAGTCCGATATCGGATCGCAGTTTGAGGGGAATATTGAGGTTGGCGGATTGTTGTTGTGTAAAGCGCCAGAGGAAACGATGGCCGCAAGGACGCAGCATTTCCAAAGCGTAGCTGAAAATCAGATGTCATCAGTCGATAACAACTACTTGAGAGAGAGTGACCCTAGAATGCCTATGCTCAATCCAGAGCGTAGCACTAGGACTACTTTTGGCAGAAACTAGCTCTTAGCAGGAGTCAGTTTTTATTAACTAGGAGGCCATTATGGCTACTGTTGCTACCCCTATGGGTGCTGAACCAGTTGATACTTTGAGCGCGAGCGGCTCTTTTACGGGAAAAGTTCGCCACATCAAGATCGCAAACGCTTATGGGACCGCCATTTTTTATGGTGATTTCGTAAAACTGGTTAATACCGGCACCGTCGAAAAAGCTGCCGTAACAACTGCTGTTGTTGCTGGCACTATTGGTATCTTTGTAGGCTGCGCTTACACTGATCCAAGCACTAACCAAAAGACGTTTAATCAACAATACCCGGCATCAACTGCTGCTGACGATATTGTTGCCTACGTCGTCGATGATCCCGACCTGTTGTTCCGTATGCAGGCTGACGAGGCAATCGCTCAGACCGGCTTGGGTAATAATGTGTCAGCGGTTAACACTGCTGGATCAACTTCAATCGGTCGAAGCAAGAACGCCTTGGACGGTGGTTCTATAGCTACGACTAACACACTTCCACTGCGAATCGTAGACTTTGTAGACGGGCCATCAAGCGCGGTAGGTGATGCGTTCACCGACTGCATTGTGACTTATCTACCGCTTAGTCACGCTTACGAAACCGCACTTGGCGTATAGGAGTAAATAGGCAATGGCAATTTCAAGAGCGCAAATGCTTAAAGAACTCCTGCCGGGGCTTAACGCTCTGTTTGGTTTGGAGTACGAGAAATACGAGGATGAACACACTCTCATTTATGAGACTGAAAGTTCTGATCGTTCATTTGAGGAAGAGGTCAAGCTGTCAGGCTTTGCAGCAGCTCCTGTCAAGGCAGAAGGTGCGGCAACGAGCTATGACTCAGCGCAAGAGTCTTTCACCGCTCGGTACAATCACGAAACCATCTCAATGGGTTTTGCGATCACCGAGGAAGCGATGGAAGATAATTTGTACGATTCTCTTTCGGCTCGTTACACCAAGGCGCTGTCTCGCGCTATGGCGTATACAAAGCAAGTCAAGGCAGCGAATCTGCTCAACAACGGATTCACCAGCTTCCAGTCTGGAGATGGTGTTACGTTGTTCAACGCTTCGCACCCGCTAGTAAACGGTGGAACCAATTCCAATCGTCCGTCTACTGGTGCTGACTTGAACGAGACATCGTTGGAAAACGCGATCATCGAAATCGCTGCGTTCACTGATGAGCGCGGTCTTCTGATCGCTGCCAGACCACGACGTTTGATTGTTCCACCCGCTTTGATGTTTACAGCAGATCGTCTGCTAGAGACCACTCAGCGAGTCGGAACGGCGGATAACGACATCAACGCGATTCGTAACATGGGTGCGATCCCAGAAGGTTATGCGGTCAATCACTATCTGACTGACAGCAACGCTTTCTTCTTGATCACTGATGTGCCGAATGGCATGAAGATGTTTGAGCGTACTCCGCTAGAAACGTCTATGGACGGTGACTTCGATACTGGTAACGTGCGCTATAAAGCGCGTGAGCGTTACTCATTTGGTGTTTCTGACCCATTGGGTATTTACGGATCACCAGGCTCTAGCTAGAGCTTCATAAAGTGGCCTTCGGGCCACTTTTTTTATCCTGACAGATGTTCCACATGGAACAATCTGACACTAGCCACGACAGGAGAAAATTATGGCTAAGACGACTTTTACTGGACCGATTAGGTCGCAGTCAACCAACG